TTTAAATAAGGACTTGATTTTGCTAATAATCCAACTACTGCCCCAACAGCAATTCCTATTGCTCCAAGTTTTGTTGCAACTTTTCCTAAACTCTTACTCATTCCAGCCATCCCTGCAACTTCACCAACACCACCTCCACCTGTTTTTCCCCCAGAAAATCCAATAGCTTTGAAGGATTTATTTAATTGCGTAGCTATCTTTTCACCAATTTGCTTTCCAACTTTTTCTCCTTCTTGTCCTCCCTTTAGAGTAATTGGAACCTTAACCTCAAATCCATTTGTCATTTTATTTTTTATCCATTTGCAATTTCTCTTGTGCTTTTAGTTCTCTCTCTAACTCAATGAAATAAGCCATCCTGTCATATGGAAGATTATCTACTTGCTCAGGAGTATATCCAAACCTATTAGCAAAAAACCAATAAGCAAATTCGTCAGAGATCTCTGGATCATCTAAGTAATGCCCCTTTAAGCTTCCCCTAATTCTGAATTTTTTTTTTCAGTTGGTTCTGCGAAAAGGGTGTATTCATCAAAGATGTAATCAGTAACCTCTGCTGGAAGTGCCTTCATCGATTCTATTGAAATATCAAAAGGTGCGTCGATTATTGCCTTTGCTAAAATCTTTTCTTGTATTTCCGATTCGTCTATTTTTACTTGTGGTTGTCCACCAAGAACAGTTGTTTTTGTACATTCACTTCTTATTTTATTTCTCATACCCGTATTCAATTTTCTAATTGTGACTTGTACATTTTCGCCATTAACTAACAAAGGAATTTTCTTTGTTTGCTCAATGATCCTATTCTTAGCATCAATCTGTAAATCTGGAATAGTTTTCTCCATTTTAGGCTATATTGTCTGCTGCGAGTGGTGCTGTTTCAATATCATTTGTATAAATGATATTTGTGCATGCTCTTGCCCATCCGGTTACATCTTCTTTAACAACTTCATTTGCACTTTGAGGCAATGTTTCTTCATTAAGATGAACTCCTGTCAAATTAATATATAAAATATCACCGTCGTCGTTTGTGAATGTTAATTCTAAAGTTGCTATCTCTGTTCCACTTCCTGCATCCGGTGCAGTTGCTGAATTTGTACCATTCATGAAATAAGTCAATAGATCTGTGTAATCATTAAATGCTGCTGTCATTGAGAAATTGTATTCTCTATTCTTTGCAACTACTTGCGTTCCAAATCTGCTTCCAACTCCAAAAACCATTTCTGCATTATTTGCTATTGTTAATTCGAATGTTTGAATTGCTGCAAGACTTGTGCCATCTGGCATTTCTATTGAGCCATGTGCGAATGTAAAAATTGGTTCCACATCTGCAAGATTACTCAACTTTGTGGTTCCTAAATTTTCATATCTGTATAAACCATCTAGACTAAATTTTAAAGCCTCATTTACTGCTGCACTTATTGTACATGAATTAACCACACACCCAATTAGATCACTTGCGAAATCTGTTGTCCCTAATTCAAAACTTTGAGTTGTTGTGAAACTTGGCAAGATATTTGCCTCAGTATATGTATGAGTATAAGCTCCTGGATCTCCACCATCTGCATTTGCTCCTAGAACTCCTAACAACCAATAAGCATTTGAAAGAACTCCATTGATAGACAATGTTCCTGCGTAGTTTTTGTTTACTGTTGCTGTTGCATTTCTTGCTCCAACACCATAAACTCTTTCTGCATTATTGGATCTTGTTACAGTTACTTCAATTCCCTGGCCGAAAGGCATATAAGTTTCATCTGATTTTGTATGACTTGCTGCTGCTAAACCCCAAGCATCCATATCTTCAAAAGCATATAAACAAACTGAACCTCCCCCTCCTATATAATTTTGTGCCATTTATTTAACCTCCTTGGTTTTAATTGTTCTCTTTCGAGTATGTGATACCTTTTTTTGCTTAATAGGGCTATTCTTAGCAACTTTTTCTTCTTTAAGCAAATCATCTGCCTCTTTTTTTGAAATCTTCCCTTTTGCCACATCAGTCATTAATCTTTTTAATTCTTTTTTATTCATTATGCAGTCTCCACATTAAACATTCCAAGATAGTCTATATTTTTTTGCATAATTTCATCCTTCTTATCTTGGCTGTTAATTGTTGGTCCAATTGAAGTCCTTTTAACAAAAGGCAAATAATAAAAATTCTTTGCATTTGTCACATAGAGATCTTTAATTGTTTGAATATAAGAATCTAAATCTGCTGATTTTACAGCATAAGCAACAATAGTAAAAGCCACATCAGAAATAAATTGATCTCCACCAATTCCTAAAGCATCTGAAGGTACATTTAAAATATCCACAGCAATCCTTGGGTAAGAATCAATTGTTAAATCATTCCTAGGAAAATCAGGAAATATTTTGTCTGATCCATAGTCGTGAGAAACTGCATAAGCTCCTGTTTGATTTGATCCAAAAGTAATAACACATCCTGTTGCATGCTTATAATCCACTGTCCAATCGGTTCCTAAAACTTTTGAAACCGCACCAACAGTGATTGATCTTATATTTTTAACATTTGTTCGAGAGATAGTTATAACCTTTGTGCCAGAAAGAGTGCCTGTCGCATTAGCAGTTGTTACTCCTCTCTGAGTTATTGTAAAAATATCTTGGTTTCTTAGAAAATCTACTTGCTCTTGCTTAATTGATTGTATATTTAATGTCATCCTCTTGGATATCCTGCCGCTTGGCTAATCCTCCTGCAACCTTTATCCTTTTTCAGGAGATCACAGGGGATCATGTTAATAAACTAAATGCAAAGAATTTTATAAAGGTATTTGCGTAAATTAAGAATTAACCTTTGCTTATTTCTTCCTTTATAATATCTGCTAACTTGAGTTGTATTGTATTACGGATGAAGGGCTGAGGTCTTGATCCTGGATGATGAACTTCTTTTGCAAAAATAAAACCTTTCCCTTTTTTTGTTCCCTTAAATCTTAATGCCTTTTTATCTTTTGGTTTAATAATATGTGGAGCAGATCCAAATTCTACAAATTTAGCATACTCTACCATAAAAATAATTATTCCATCTGCATCTGGACTAACCTTAATAGAATTTCTTAATCTTCCTGTATCTACTGGGGATGCCAAAATAAGTTCATTCTGCATCCTGATAGCAATTCTTGGCAAAGCCTTTTCAATCTGTTCTTTAATCTCATTCATTTGTGATATAAAATAAACCTGCTACATAAAACATTAAAGTTGAACTAAACCTTCTTATACTAACTTCCTCAACCCTATAAACTTTAGAATCATAGGTTATTTTGTCATATTTATTTAATGTTGCATCAGGTTTTAGAAACATTCGAGCATCATAAACTTTGGTTAATCCTGCCTTATCTAAATTATGGCTTTCTTTATATGGTTCAAAAACAACATTTATTGCAGTATCTGATCCCTCCTTATAAATTTTATCCCCAGAATGATCTGTGGTCATTGTTATGGCGGTTCTAGTTACTTCAACTCCAAAATCACTTAATGGTCCTTTAGAAAAATCATCAGAATCTGCTGTTACACCTGCTCCGGTTATTTGCTGATTATAATTTACTGCAATCGTTTGATCATCCCAAACTGGCTTTAAGAAAGTTATAACCGTGCTTGATGATGCATGAACTACAGTATATTCACTGGTGAGTGCTAATGCCAATCCAGAAGTATAAACTAAAAATCCATCATCTGTGGTTGTTCCAGTATTTGAAAGTGTCAAAGTTCTATCTGAATCTCCAGAACTTCCTGTGCAATCAGATCCTGTGTAATGTTCTGTTTTTAATGGGACTACCATGTTAATTTAAAGCTCCTCTTTCTTTTAAATATTGTTGTTGGTATAAAAAAAATCAAAAGAACCAATCTAATTAATTCACATCCTGAACTATGATAAAATGTTGTTGCACTTGGAGGTGCATCTCTATTTGTCAATTTTAATTCTGCTGAACAATTGAAATATCCACTTGTTCCGATCCATGTAATATTTCCTGTTGTAAGATTACAAGCAGTTGTTAAATTACAATTATGACTCATATTTATTTCCCAATTTTCTCCTGCTCC